AAGGGTAAGGCACATGGACTACGGTGTTGTTCTTAGTGCGTTCTTTTGGAGACGTTTTAAGAACAAAGAAAACATAACATTCTTTGATCCCAACGAAGTTCCAGAACTTTACGAAGCATTTTATAAAGACACTGATAAGTTTGAAAAATTATACACAGAGTACGAAAAACGCAGCGACCTAAGAACTAAAACTATGGCCGCCGAAGATGTATTTAAAGGTGGCATACTAAAAGAGCGCACTGACACAGGACGTATCTATCTAGTGTTCATTGACAACGTAATGAACCAAGGCCCATTTGATCCGGAATACCACACCATTTATCAAAGTAACCTTTGCTGTGAAATTCTATTACCTACTCGATCTTTTAAACGTCTCGATGACGATAGTGGCCGCATTGCTTTGTGTACACTTGGTAGTATTAACTGGGGAGCTTTCCGCAATCCAGAAGACATGCGTCGTGCTTGCCGCATACTTCAGCGTTCTTTATGTAATATTCTTGATTATCAAGACTTCCTAAGTATTCAAAGTAAACTAAGCAATGATGAAATACAGCCGCTAGGTATTGGCGTTACTAACTTAGCCTACTGGCACGCCAAGCGCGGCCTCAAGTACGGCGACAAAGATGCTCTAGCTGAAGTTAAAACTTGGATGGAACATCAAGCATTCTTCCTCACTGAAGCCACAGTAGAGTTGGCCAAAGAAAGAGGTCCATGTACAGAAAGTCACAAAACAAGATACGGTCAAGGCACATTTCCTTGGGAGCTTAGAGCCAAAGGTGTTAACGCATTGACTAATTTTAAACCTGAATTAGATTGGGAGCCTTTACGCAAGGATATGAAAGAGTATGGCGTACGAAATGCTACTCTTATGGCTATTGCTCCAGTTGAGTCTAGTAGTGTTGTTATCAACAGCACAAATGGAATAGAATTGCCTATGAGTTTAATTTCGACCAAAGAGTCAAAAGCTGGATCGTTTACTCAAGTAGTTCCTGAGTATCATAGACTAAAGAACAAGTATCAATTGATGTGGGATCAAAAGGACTGTCAAGGATATTTAAAAACAGCCGCTGTGTTAGCTGCGTATGTTGATCAAAGCATTTCAACTAACACGTTTTATAATCCCGCACACTTTGAAGATCGCAAAGTGCCAACTACGTTAATCGCTAAAAATCTAATGCAGGCTCAGATGTGGGGATTAAAAACATTCTACTACAGTTTGATTAACAAAGCTGGCAGTAAGCAAAGCGATAATGTCGATACGCAATATGTAGAAAAAGAAGTTAATGGATATCATAGCGAAGATGTAGAAGAAGACTGTGAGGCATGTAAGCTATGACCTACAACTTTATTAAAAATTTCTTGTTAGAAGGTAAGGCAGAAAGATTAGAAATTAAAAATTTACCCTACAAGAAAACTGAGTTAGACCCTGCCATTTCCGAAGATACATTAGATTATCATTATGGAAAGTTAGCAAAAACATATGCGGAAAGATATAACAAAGGCGAAGGCGATTTAGAATTTAATGAAGCAGGTGTATTTTTACACAATATTTTGTTTCAACAGTATCAATCACCCAAGTCTGGAAATGAGCCAACTGGTAAAGTCTTAGAACTTATTGAAGACAAATTTAAATCTTTTGACAAGTTCAAAGAAGAGTTTGCCAAAACCGCAATGAGCATACAAGGCAGTGGTTGGGTGTATCTAGCTAAAAATGGCGAGATTAAAACAATAAAAAATCACGAAATTAAAAATGACATAGTATTATTAATTGATTGGTGGGAACATGCTTGGGCATTAGACTATCAACACGATAAGAAAAAATACTTAGAGAATCAATGGAAGATCATTAATTGGGAACATATAAATGAGTCAAGCGCAATATAATTTAAACACAAAGACAGATTACCTACATCGCAAGATGTTTTTAGATCCTGCCGGTCCAGTAACCATACAACGTTTCGAAGAAGTCAAATATAAAAAGATCGCAGACTTTGAAGCAACTGCTCGTGGTTTCTTTTGGCAACCAGAAGAGATTAGCCTTTCAAAAGACGCTAACGACTTTAAAGAAGCCAGTGATGCTGTTAAACATATCTTTACCAGTAACCTACTAAGACAAACGGCATTGGATAGTTTACAGGGTCGTGGCCCTAGTCAGATCTTTACACCTGTGGTTAGTCTTCCAGAACTAGAAGCACTAGTCTACAACTGGACCTTTTATGAAACTAACATTCATTCAAAGAGCTACAGTCATATTATTCGTAACATCTACAACGTGCCTAAGGATGTGTTTAATACCATACACGACACAGCTGAAATAGTAAACATGGCTTCTAGCGTAGGCAATTACTACGATCAACTTCATCTTATCAATTGCCGTAAAGAAGCAGGCGAAAAGATCAATGAGCACACACATATCAAAGCAATTTGGATGGCCCTACACGCATCATATGCCTTAGAAGCATTCCGCTTTATGGTATCATTTGCTACAAGTTTGGCCATGGTAGAGAACAAGATTTTTATTGGTAATGGTAACATTATCAGTTTGATTCTACAAGACGAACTGCTACACAAAGGTTGGACTGCGTTCTTGATTAATCAGGTAGTCAAAGAAGATGAAAGATTTTCATCGGTGGCCAAAGAATGCGAAGCAGAGGTATATGCTTTGTATGAAGATGTAATCCGCGAAGAAAAAGCCTGGGCAGATTACTTGTTCCAAAAAGGACCAGTGATTGGCCTTAACGCACAGATTCTTAAAGACTTTGTAGATTACACAGCAGTGGGCGCACTTAAAGAAATTGGCATTAAGTACCACAGCCCTGCTCCTAAGTCTACACCAATACCTTGGTTTAACAAACACAGTGATACCAGCAAGAAACAGACTGCGCTACAAGAAAATGAAAGTACCAATTACGTGATTGGAATTATGAGCGACAGTATCGATTATGAAGAGTTACCAGCAATATAAAGGACACACATGAAAGCTATAGTTTGGAGTAAGTACAACTGCCCATTTTGTGAACAGGCCAAGGCCCTGTTAAAATCAAAAGGCATCGAGTTTGAAGAACGTAAGATTGGTGACGGATTCACCAAAGAAGATCTGTTAGAAGCAGTGCCAAATGCTCGTACTGTGCCACAGATATTTTTAAACAATAATTTAATTGGCGGCTTCACTGAGCTACGTAAATACATGGAAGAAACAGCCGGTGGATTCGGCGATGGGAAAATATAAATGTTAATTGACAAAGGTGTATCACCAGGCGAAGTAGTTACTTTAAAACTAACGTCTGGAGAAGAATTAGTTGGTCGCTTAGATGACGACAAAGCAGATTGCCATATCAAGGTATCAAAACCTATGGTGTTAACTATGGGACAACAGGGATTGGGCATGGTTCCATATCTGTTTACTGTAGATCCTAGCAAAACTGTAAAGATTGGAAGATCAACAATAGTAGTTATGGAAGCCACAGACAAACAGTTTGCCGATGCTTACATACAGCAGACTACTAGTATCAAATTAGTATAAGGAGTAGGCTATGACAACGTTAATAACAGTTTCAATGCCAGGTCCCGGAACTTGGACATATAATGATACTGGTACATCAGCAGCCATTGGATTATTAACAACTGCGGTACAAAATGCTCAAGGATCTACCGGAGCAGCTGTTCCTCTGAGTCAGGCTGATGCCCTAAACAGATTAACCAATGCGTTAGTTAGTACTGGCGGACAACAGGTAAATGCCTTGGGGAAATTTACCAGCATAGAAGCTGCTATTAATAATTTGTCAATTACACTAAAAACTACAAACTCAATACTAGGACAAGGAGTTGCTCTCCAGGCAATTTCTATTGCTGAGCAAATTAAAAACAATAAATTTACTCAAACTGCTACTAACGCTGCGTTAACAAGAAGTAAACTGCCTCCTGTGGTTGTTCAGCCCACTGATGTCCAGACAGCGGTTTCTGAATCTATTACCAGTGCTGGCACAGTTCAAGCTCAGGCAGCAGCAACAGGATTTGTATCTAGCTCAATAGCACAGGCTGGTACTTTTATGGTACAGGTATCTGGAGTTGAAGCTGCGTTTGAAACTGCTACGGGATTTGTTAGCGGAAAGATCAAAGAAGGATTCAAAGCTATAGGCATTGACCCAGCAGCCCAAAAGGCAGCAGCTGAGCAAAAAGCTAACGAAGCTCTGTGTAAGAGATAATATGGCAGATCAATCTATTGCTAGAACAAATCTTGACTCAGCAGATGCTACCATAGTGTCTGGTTCAGATAATGTCATAATCAATGACGCATCTGCTGTGTTTGTAGGATCTATCACAGCATCTGGCAGTTCTATTGTTCAAGGTTCTACCACCGTGGTCATCAACGACAAAGAAGTTGTTAGAGCAGGTGACATGACCAATGTAGGCGAAGCTGTGGTATCTGGAAACACTGACATAATCATAGGCGGATAATGAAAAAAATATTTTGGAACACACTGGGATTTCTTTCCCTAGGCATGGCATACATAGGAGTTGTCACTCCCGGCATACCCTACAGCCCATTTGTAGTATTTGCTGCTTATTGTTTTAGCAAAGGCAGCGAGCATATGCATCGCTGGATCTACAATCACAAACTGTTTGGTCCTTTCTTGACCAACTGGAACACCAAGCGTGTGTTCCCTCAAAAAATGAAGTACTTTATGCTGGCCATGATGTCAACTAGTTTGATTATTATGTTTGTTACAGGAGTAAAACCAATTGGAATTATCAGTACTGCTTGCTTTATGGCCATTGTTGCCATTTGGGCTTGGCGTTATCCTTCCTCTGTTGCCGAGCATGATAAACGTGTTGAAGAAGGGCGTAAGATAGGTTGGTTTAACAATGTCATATAGAGTACATAATCTTTGGCCTGTACCTGTATATCAAACAACGTTAGCAGGTATAGATCCAATAACATTTGAATATCTTATGAATCTTGAAGTCAGTAATTTTGACGAAAAGAATTTTACTCATTTTGAAACTCCAAAGCGTAAGATATTAAATTCTCCGCAGTTAAAAAATCTTAAAAAACAAATAGATCACCACATTGACTATTATATCCATGAGCTAGTAGGTGCTACTAGAAAACAAAAATGGGAAATAACCACTAGCTGGTTGAATAAATCAATGCCAGGCGGATGGCATGACCTCCATTGGCACAGTAACAGTATGCTTAGTGGAGTATGGTATCCAAAAGTTCCTGCTAATTCGGGTGCTATTTGTTTCCACAAAGAGCGATCACACAATAATCTATGGAGAGATACTCTCTGTATAGATTTTGATAAAATTACAGAATACAATTCAGAAGCAGCAATTATGCCAGAAGTGAATACTCTGTTATTATTCCCATCAATTCTAAATCACAGTGTTCTAGACAACAAATCAAATGATGCTCGTTACAGTTTGGCGTTCAATGTGTTTCCTAGAGGAACAATTGGCGAAGACGGTAACAGTGAAATCATACTTTAGGTTGACATCTTTATAAAAAGATGTTTAAATAATACACACAGACAGTAATTTTTTTTAATAAGGTAAAAAAGTAAATGGCAACAGGTAAAGTAAAATGGTTTAATGACGCCAAAGGTTTTGGTTTCATCACTCCAGACAACGGTGGCGCAGATTTATTCGCACACTTTTCACAGATTAATTCAAGTGGCTTCAAGAGCTTACAAGAAGGACAGAGTGTAAGGTTTGAAGTAACTATGGGTCAAAAAGGACAACAGGCTAGCAACATTCAGCCTGTGTAATATGAAAACATATCAATTCATTGTAACAGTTTTAATTGTTGTATTTGTATTGATACACGTTTTCATGTAAGGAATTGTTGTAATCCCTTCAAAGTGAAGGCATCTTGGACGCGGGTTCGACTCCCGCCAGGTCCACCATAAGGAAGTTTGATGATTTTAGAAGATTTAGAATACATTTTTAAGCCGCAAGTTAACGAAGGTACAACCAAGTTGTATTTTATGTTAGTTGACGGTGAGCATAAAGTAATGGAACGACACAATGCTAGTGATATCGAATCATTAGTTCCAATGTTAGATTCATTTCAATATGCTGGTACAGAAATTCGTATTCCTCGTTTTATAAAGTAAGTTTTCTTATGATGGGCCTGCCATGGTTTCGACAGGGTGAGATAATAGAGACGGCAACACGACAGCGATAGTCGATAAAACTAAAACAACGTAAACGCAAACGACGAACAGTTCGCATTAGCAGCCTAAACACTGCTTAGGGTAGGAAATACCTCGTAACAGAAAATACCAAAAAGCGATCTTAGGATCGCTTTTTTATTGACCACTTAGTAGAAATACTATATACTAGTCTAATGACTATATGTCATTATAAACAAAAGGAAATTTAAATGAAGAAGTTATTTTTAGCAGCCATTATGGCCGCATCGGTCACACTTGCACAGGCAGCAGATCCGTACTTTCAGGTATCAAACAGCTGGCAAGAAAACCGTGTAACCAATGCTAACAGCATCGCTCCAGATGTTGTCATTGGAGTTAAAGAAGGCAATTGGCAATACTCAGGTATGGCACAGTTTAGCCAAGCAGAGTGGGGCAACGGTACTATTACTAATTCTGTAGAAGGCCGTGTTCGTTACAATTTTAATCCAATGACAAGTTTTAAAGTACGTCCTTGGACTCAAGTGCGTGTTGGTGATCAAATCACTAGTACTAACAATTTTGCTTACTACGCAGCAGATTTGGGATTGACTGTGCCTGTGATTAGAACTTTTGATTTCGACTTCACTTATCGTTATCGTAATGCTTTTGACACAGCCAACAATTTCCAAACCAATCGTTATGGCGTTGAAGGCAAACTCAAAGTAACTGACAAAGACACTGTTGGTGTTCGTTACACACAAAGCTACGGCGACAGTGAAACCAACGCATGGCGTCTACAATACACTAGAGCATTTTAATCTAGCTAAAATCGCTAGTATTTTTTAATGATATTCTGTATGTACTTTGTGGTACTTTTGCCATATAATGTATATAAGTATTAAGGACAACAAAGGATCGTTGCCATAGTACTGATAGGCCTCAAGGCAAACTTTTGTAGAAATACATCTTTGCTGATTTGAGTTTATAAACTTGTAGTGCTTTTTATAAACGAGGAGAAATATTATGTGGACAAAACCAGAAGCAGTTGAAATGCGTTACGGCTTTGAAGTAACCATGTATGTAATGAACAGATAATTGTTCTGAACATATTGAAAAACCCACTTCGGTGGGTTTTTTCTTGACTTTTATTTTGGTTGATTGTATAATAGTAGTATGTTTAATTATTGGAGACGCAATGTCTATGCATTTGGAAGGTCCGTGGCTTAGTACCACTGGCAAGAAAAAAGGCAAGAAAAAATTTGCTTCGGCTGAACATGCTCGTAAAGCTCGTGAACAAGAAGAAAGTTGGAAGGCTTTTCAAAAGCGTTGGGGCATCGAAGCAGAAGAAAAGAAACGTGCCCGTGCTATGACTTCTGGCACCTATGTCCCCAAGACAGATCCGTTTCGAAGAGAGACTCCATACATTGCCAGCTTGCCATTTACTGCCGGCCCCTGCGTTAAAGCACCAGATAAAGTATACACTGGTACAGCAATTAAAGGTATCGGTACTATGCATAAATCAAACGCAGTTCCAATTTTTTCGGACGAGCAAGCAGTGGATATTGCCAAAATGCGTCGATAACTGCCTATTTTTCGTGTATAATTGAAACTATGAGCTATATAATTTACGTTTCGCAAAGAAACAAGATAGTAGATCAATGTCGTGGGCGAAGTTTTATTGATATTGATCCGCGAGTCTTGGCCAATGAGAAACCCGTGAGATTCGGGCGGTCAAGGCTCCAAAGGCACACAAGTTATGAGATTGTGCGTCCAATGGAGACAACTACACGTATGTCAGGGTTCTTTCAGAGCCTCGTGAAGTTACTCCCTTAATGTAATGTGATTGTAGTTAATCACACCAAGTGAAAGGAGAAAACACTATGGAAAAGTTTTTAAGATTTAGTCTTGCGGCGGTTGGTTTTATATGCTGTGTGACTTTTGTGTCTGCTATCACGCAGGCTAAAATAGTCAAATTAAAATCAGACAATGCTTTATACAGCGCCGATGTCATGTCAATCAAAACCAGAGAAAAACAACTAGATTGTTTAGCCATGAACATTTATCGAGAAGCAGGCCACGAGCCATTCGAAGGTAAAGTAGCAGTGGCTCAGGTCACTATGAATCGCGTGTCTCACCCAAGCTTCCCTAAAGATGTTTGTGGAGTGATTTATCAAAAGAACGTAGTTATGGAAAAAGTCGTTTGCCAATTCTCATGGTTCTGCGACTCTGCGACAAAAGCCCGTCCAGTCAATCAAGCTGCGTATAAAGAAAGTTATGAAGTTGCCAAAAAGGTATTATTGGAAAACTTTAGACTTGATGTAATGAAGGAAGCGTTATACTATCACGCTGACTATGTAAACCCAAAATGGGGCTTACCAAAAATTGGAAAGATAGGAAATCATATTTTTTATAAAGGCAAAGACCATGACCGAATTTAATTTTGATCTTTCGAAAATTAAATCTTTTGTAGAAGAAAAGATGAGTCACGTTTCAAGTGAAACATTGGGTTGGTTGGCAATAGTATTACTACACGCCGCTACTATCCCTAGTTTAATTGCTGTAATGGGCGGACTAACTGACAGAATGCCGCCGCTGGATATGGTACTGTTAGTTTGGACAGGATTGACATTGTTGTTTGTTCGTGCCGCAGTACTCAAAGACATGCTGAATTTGATTACCATTGGTTTTGGTTTCATACTTCAAGCTGCTCTAACAGCATTGATCTTCTTTAAATGATTTTGGTAAACTCCCTGGTTGACTTTGGTTAGCCAGGGTGCTATACTGTAATTGTTGTTAATCATTACACACACAGAAAGGCAAATATGAAAAAGGCACTATTGATTGTTCCGCTGGTAGCAACCCTAGTTGGTTGTGCTGGTATGAAAGAAATCCCAGATCGTAAAACTTATGCTCAACCGTCTTGGTATCAAGATTGTGCTCAAGAAGGTGTCAAAGGTTGGTTTTGGTGGAAAGAAGATATGGTCTATGCTTGTGGCGCAGGTGAGTCTTTATATGCTCAAGCTGCTGAAGAACAAATGGACGCTATTGCAATGAATAACTTTGCCAAACGCATCAACGGCACAGTTAATTCAGAAACTGTTATTGACATCAAAGACGATAAGAAAACTACTCGCACTTTGATTTCATACAAGGTAGACAACACATCAATTCGTAAACATGTAAAAACCGAAAAAGGTCATTTTACTATGAACGGGCGTCATTACACTTACGTTCGTCTTGAAATGAAAAAAGATGTGTTCGAACAATTGATCACTGAAGCAAAAGCCAATAAAGGTTCATAATGAATCCCTACCGAGTTAAAGAAGTGCTATGGATTTTCATTGTCCTAGCGTTTCTGTTATTAACATTAGTCGGTTGTTCTTCCACACCATCGAAGGTTAGTCGTTCGCAGTACTGCTACACTAGTCAAGATATCAAAGTCAAAGATGGTGAGCGTGTTTCAAGCGAAACACGAATTAAATGTGAGGACAATCCTATACAAATGGCTGTTAATAGAAACGGCGGTTTGGCAGATAGCTGTGAAGAATATGTAGGCCCAACACCGCCAGGCGGTCAACCAGATAAAGGAGTATATTGTCGTGTCAAAGATCATCGCACTATACGCATTATTAGTCCTGGCATTAGGTAGTAACACAGCAATAGCCAACGACGGTCTTCGTCTTGGTCTGTTTAAATCGTTAGATCGAGAACAGACTAAACTTTATTATGACAGTCAATGGATTGCTTTACACAAAGCAAGAGCTGGCGAGTCAGTAGCATGGGAAAGCGGTAATGCCGCAGGGTTTACCAAACTGTTAGTAGTTGATGTACCTTCTTCTAATACAGTATGTAAAACCTTGTATTCTGTAGTCAACGCATATAACACAGACTACGAATTTAAAGGAACTGCTTGTTATACTAATTTTGGACAAACTTGGGAGTGGGTACAATCACCCCGATAAATACAATTCATGAAAATAAGAACTAGTGATAAATTTATTGCCTGGATAACTCTACTCAGCGGATTAACGGTATCCGCTGTTGCCATTTATTATAGTGTGGCTGGGCTAGTGGCTATCTTTTCTGCAGCAGTTATTCCCATCATTGTAATGGGCGTGGCTTTAGAAATTAGCAAACTGGCTGGTACTGTGTGGCTCAAACAAAATTGGAATCGAGCACCGTATTTTATTCGAGCCTATCTGTTAGCAGCCATTGCCATATTGATGTTGATCACCAGCATGGGTATCTTTGGATTCCTAAGCAAGGCACACAGTGATCAAAGTTTAGTCAGCGGTGATGTTCAAAGTAAGATTGCTGTCTACGACGAAAAGATTAAAACAGCAAAGGATAATATAGATGCGAACCGTAAGGCGCTTAAACAGATGGACGAGGCTGTGGACCAAGTTATGGGTCGAAGCAGTGACGAAAAAGGTGCCGACAAAGCTGTTGCGTTACGCAGGGCCCAAGCCAAAGAACGTGCCCGCCTTCAATCTGAGATCGCAACCGAACAGAAAACAATTAGTGCTCTTTCAGAAGAACGAGCTCCTATCGCGGCGGAAGTACGAAAGGTCGAAGCTGAAGTAGGGCCAATAAAATATATTGCCAATTTTATCTACGGCGATAATCCAGATGCCAACATATTAGAAAAAGCAGTCACATGGGTGATCATTATCATCGTTGTGGTGTTTGATCCGCTGGCAGTTATTCTGTTATTAGCTAGCCAATATAGTTTCCAATGGTTCCGCAAACAAGAAGAAGAACCGTTAGAAGAAACCCCAAAATACGAACCAGATGACGGACCTTTATCTGAAGAACAGTTAGATCAGATTCAAGAACAAGCAGACGTTAAAGAATCTTTCTACCACAAAGCCAGTTCGTTGTGGCCGTTTCCAAAGGTAGAGAATAACAAAGAAGAAAATCTTTCAGACACTGTCAACGACGATAATATCCTAGAAGAAGATAAAAAAGAGCCAACTGATCTTGAGCAATGGAATAAGATGATTGCCGAAGCAGAAC